TTCTAATCGTGTCAAACTTCTAAGTGATGTCCATAAAAAGGCAGGGGAGTCTATTCCTAAATCTCCGACTGCACCGTTGCTGAGTCGATTCATAAGTGGTGCTATTGATATAGCTACTACTGGAGGGATAACAAGTAAGGCAGTAACTCTGGGAAGGATGGTCAGTGATCCCCTGCAGATGGTTCAGCAGAAGGCAACCAACAGGGCTGTAGGTGATCTTATAAGCACCCGTGGAGCTGACCCCACCCGGAGAGTCATGGATCAATTGGCTACCAGGAAGACACAGTTAAGTCAGGAAATTATAGACAGGGGTGTTAGGGGTGGAGCTTTGTCTGCTGCTGCCGGTCACCTGTTGGGAGATGAGGATGAAAGTCTTGTTGAGCAACAGAGGAAGCAGGGTCTGTTAGCTGAAGAAGACATCTGGAGCCAATAGTTTAATAACCTGTCACTACTGCCCGTCTTTTTAATTCCTCAATGGATCGTAAATCATCTGCAGGAATATAGTGATTGATCACTTCATAACCAAAGTCCTTTGTGGGGGCCTGAGATAATATCCTACCCCACTCCCATCCAATCAGAAATGTATCTCCATCATTGTAATCTGCAAGAACATAAATATCTGCCACAGGTTTACCAACTTCCAGCAAAAGATTGTATGGTAACTTTGCAGTCTTTATGTCAACCGAGAAATTAAGAGCCAGCACAAAATCGACCCCTTTATCCCCAGAGGGTTTGACTGAATCGTCAATGTCCAGGTTGAATAGGTTCGCAAATTCATTTTCTCCACAGACACCAATCAGATTGTAGTCCTCAGATAATATTCTCTGCGATGCATGACCAGCGTGAGTATCCGTTCTTTGCTGCGCAATCCTAAATAACTCCTCGTCCATGTATTCCATTCACGGTAAATGTTCCATCATGTACCTCCAATTCGTCAGGACATTCCTTTATGGTTATCCGGACGTGTCCGGACGTGTCCTTGCTTTTTTCCTTTGATATTTGAATGTGGCGGAACTGACAATCATTCTCAAACAGGAACCCTTCCAGGCAATCTATACTTACCTTTAATAAATTATCAATATCTGCCAGTGGGCCTCTACGTTTTGGATAGTGTACTGCCACGGATAGTGCAAGTGTTCTTGTATCCTTGCCCGGTCTTCTGGAACCATCCTTATGTAATCTAGTGTTCCAGATTCTAATTTGTTCGTGATATGTCAATAATAAAAGCTGGACAGTCTGCTTGTAGTCCCTAGCCTTTTTCGTTTTTATGATCCGGTTCCGGGCAACCTGCCAGTAATTATTAACGGAAGGTGGAAACGGCAGCTCAATTGTTATTGACATTTATACTTCCTTTATTTGTTACTTGATAAAACAAACGGGACAAGTAACGGTTGGCTTTTTTGGGTTCAATCGCTTCCAGTGGCTATCGTTGGGTTCCATTGGGTTCCATTTATCAGGTTGGGTTTTTAACAAGTTGTTCCATATTATGTTAAGTTAATTACTATTTTTTTAGAATATTCCAACTTTTAAAAACAACGTGGAGCAGCTCAAGCCCAGTGTTTAACTGGTAGGCTCCACATTGCTCCACATTGCTCCACTACTCCGATGTACTCCGATGATTGTCCGATGAACCTTTTGTTAATCCGTACAGTGACAGTCAATCGTGTCACCAAAATCAAATGCTATTTGTTTATGGGCATCTCGTCTGATTGTTTCATAATTCGGTCGGTCTATACGGAATGGTTGATCCATTCTTTTTTCCTGTAGAATCCACCAATCCATCCACTCCGGTTCTTCCCTGGCGATTGCTTCCAACTTCCCATACGACTTCAAGAAGCACCCAACACAGTTCCCAAAAATATTAGAGTCGAGAGGAAGGTTAAGGTCGAAGCTATTGTTTTTCCAAAATTCCAGTACATCCCTTTCTGTGTGACCTGCTTCTGACATTGGACAAACCATATCTTCCATTACTAATGAATCCTTATTGTGTTTGATTTTTGCCACCCTTCTTTGTTCATCTGCCCTTAGTCCAATACAGTGTGTAAAGGAATCCAGGTTGTGCCATCCCAGGGATTTAAAATATTTCTTCTGTGTTTTTATTTTTAATTCTCCAGTACAGAATCTCATCATGGCTCTTGGGAGAAAACCACGCTTGTCTATCACCTGGTCAAATGGCTTTCCTGTCCTGTTAGAACTTTCATAATCAACCACCTGGAATGAGTGTTTATTCTCATCATCAAGACAATGCTCCAGCCACACAACCTTGCACCACTCCTGTTCAACCTTGTGGACAAAATCATACGTTGCATGGTGTTCCAGGCCGGTGTTACAAAACAGCACCATGATTTCACTGGGGAGTTCTCCACCATAGGCTTCAAGGATATTATGTAACATAAATCCTGAACTACGTCCACCACTGAAACTTATGATTGCTGGTAGGTCAATTAGATATGGATTTCTTTGGTTCATTTCTTCCTTTGTGAAATCCCCGACACCTTCCTGCGCTTTCAGCCCCAGACATGAATAAACTGGGTGGTGTATAATCCAACAGTTATCGGTTAGGCAATAGTCGGAAACTCTGGGGGAGAAAGTATGCATAAACCCAGAGGAGGTGGACTATCCCTATGATCGGGGGGTTAATTTTTATGAGAATACTTCATCACTTTTTGAAGATGCATCCTCTTCCTCTGCAACATAAACAAAATTTTCCTTTTCCATGTCATATTTGTAACCCGGTCCTTTACCTTCTTTCTTTCCGGCTGCAAACTCAACACGCTCACTTTCCAGGGGCAACCATTTCAGCAGTTGCCTTACGGCAGTCTTCTTTGCCATCTGTTCATAATCATCAACCCAAGGGCCTCTGTTGCCAGATGAAGAACGAGCCTTTACCCGTTCAATATCCAGGAGGCCAAGGAACTCAAATTGTGTATCCTCTCCTCCCTTCATTTTAGCCACGGCATACGCTCCTAAAACCGCACCGGCTTTACTCGCCTTTGCACCAATAAGAGGCTTGTGATGAATGAATGGGTTAGTACCTTCCTCGTACTCAAAGGAATCACCCTCCCGAACAATCCTACCCCAGATAGAGGCAAGTCTGCCGGACTGAAGGGCAAGGGATATTAGACCCTTGTAGCCAGTAATCAACTGACATTTTGTACCATAAGGAATAAGATATGCCAACCCCTGTACGGAGTTTGGAACCAATCCTAATTGACACGCTTCCATAACTGATGTCAGCACAGATTCTTTTGTGCATTTCAGCAGTCGTGGGTTCTTGGTTATTTCAGTCATTATAACACGACTGATTTTCTGTGGCGAAATATGTTCCGGGAGTGCCATTGCCATCTGGTTTTCCATGACCCCCAGCGTTTCTCTGCACTGAGACAGACTCATTGTTTCAGACATTTTCTCTCCTATATCTGTGTGAATCCCCAGTTAGGGATGTCAATTTTAACTATCGAATCAGAATACCCCATTGGCTCCTCATCCGGTTCATTAAGCCAAGCCTTGTACTTACGAAGGTCTTGGTCTGCAAGCATCCAACCCTCATCCATTGAGGCCATACCAAGGGTATATGCACCAACGTTATAAGGTGGATGATTCTCTACAGCAAGGAAAATGAAGTCGGCAATTACCTCACCATAGCATAATTCTGCGGCCCTGAGATACCATGCAGCCTGGACATGATACCGATACTTATGTACTGAACGTGGAAACCCATCGGGTGATGCATCAAGTGTTGATTTCAAGTCAATCAAATATCTCCTGTCATCTGCTTCCGCTTTCCTCCCAGTTATCCAATCAGGACGAGCTTTGCATTCAATATCAAGGTGATCAAAAAATAATGATACCTCCGGGTTACCATCCACAAAAAGTCTTTCAGTTTTAGGGAAGGCAATCAGGGCATCTACCATGTGCCGGACAGTATCGAATTGATCCTGGGTTAAAATTTTCTTCCCTTCCTTTTCCACTTCTGCCTCCCACTCTGCCTTCTCTTCCTTTTCTGCTTTTTTCAAACCAAATTTTTTCTTTACCACATATTCTTTGTCAAACAAATCCCTCTGAAGGAACGCACAATGAAATGCACTCCCCTGTAAAAGTGCCGGAGTGGGTGCAGATCGAGGCATCTGGTCGTGCTTGATTGATTGACGTATCCGGTCTAAACGTGATTTACTAATTGCTCCATTTGCATGATAGTCCTCATTTGTCATGTCATCTATTATTTTGATTCCAGCCATTTTTCTCTCCTTCTTTTTCGATTGTTAATTCGATTTATAATTATTCTTAAATCAGAAGACTCATGAGGTAAACTACTGTTATTATATATAATAGAAATATCCTCAATCGTCTGTCCCTTTACTGTCCATACATACATACCCCTCCTTCATTTTTTAATTAAATCTTCAATGTTAATTTCAGGTTCAGTCAGTTCCTCCATTCCATAATATCCAAGTCCAACCATGTATTCCCAAGGCCAATCCTTCGATCCAACGGAGGGAGTCTGCGGAAGTGGCAACGGAGGTTGTACCTCGATCTTACCTCCATCCCTGAGAAATTTTTTCATTGCCTTATTTAATTCAAGGCGGTGAAGTTCTTTTTGCTCTGGCGTATTCAGAACTTCAGAAATTTCATAACTCCTGTAGGCGTGTTTTTTAAAGTACTTTGATGCAGGGATGCCGGTCTTTTTCTTTTTATAAATTTTAAAGGCCCAGGCACACCCCCTTGAACAAAAGACTCTTTTACTGGTTGCAGGAAAAAATTTCTTCCGACAGTTCCGGCACTTAATCTTTTTAACCTTCTCCAGCCGCTTCTCTCTTTTCCTCTTATTGTTATTCTCCTCCCAATCCCTCCGGCTAATAACCCGGCAGATGTTGGAACACATAACGGTTGTGTTTGCATTCGGAATAAACCATTCTTTGCAGACCCGGCACTTGATTTTAGAAAGGGATATCGTCTTTCGTGACATCATCGCTCCTGCTTTCGGGTTGACTCTCAAAATTAGATCGAATCCTCTCGATATTGGATTGATCATTTGCTGGTTTTGGCTGCGGAGCAGGTTCCTCATAAACACTGTCATCACTGGAGGATTTACTTTCCAGAAACTCTATTTTAAAAACCTTTATCTCTGTTGAGTATCTCTTCTCATCGTTCTTCAACCACTCCCTTGTCTGTATTGAGCCTTCAACATAAACCTGGTTGCCCTTGAAAAGATACCTTCCAGCCAGGTCGGCTAGTTTGCCCCAAGCCTGACAGTTGTGCCATTCGGTTCGCTCCTGCTTCTCACCCTGCTTATCCGTCCAGCTTTCGTTGGTTGCGATGGAGAAATTTGCCACCTGAGAATTACCCACATCTTTTATTTCCGGGTCTTGTCCTAGTCTGCCTATTAACATTACTTTATTTAGATTTGCCATCTTGCTCTCCTGCTATTGGTTTATCGGCTACTACATTCACACGTTTGAATAACGCATGACCATAACCGTTCTTCTTATAGTGAAGATTCAAAATCCTTGCAATAATCCTTCTTTTTGTATCTCCATTCCTGTTGCATTTTAATCTCTTTGCCGCTGCCTTTATAAAATCATTCAAATCATCCTCCGTTGCGTTAAAATGTTTTACCAGCCCGATTATACTTGGGCGGTAGTTTCCTTGTCCCCCAGACCCTCCTGATACTCCTTATAAAGCTTTTTGATTTTATCATCATCCCTCCAGGTGGGTGAAATTTCCTTTTCATAGTATTTCCTTGCTTCTTCCTCATTCAGTCCTGCCAGTGCAAACCTAAATATTTTCCTTGCAGTTTTTATGGTATCCGTTTGAATTAATTCAGAATTGTATAGTGACTGGAACTCTTTTTCCCCCAAAGGTTCACCCAACACGATGCCGGAGTTTAAATATGTGTCAAAATGTTTTGCACAATAAAGAGTTTCGGGATTAAGGTGCTTGTTCATTTTTGTGGAGTGTTTCCACTCAATGGACTTATTCTTATTCACAAGAAGAAAATCTTCCAGGGTATAACCTTCAGACATCCTTGCGTTGATTAAAATCCTAAACGCCTTAGTTTTTGCCCTGAATTTTTTTCCAGACTCCCGATTCAGACTTTCAATAATATTTTCATAGGGGATA